ATAGTCAAGCTGGTTAAGGCGAAGCGTACCAACTTGGAGATCTTTGACGAGGTAGGGGCCTCTACCGCTCGTTGGGGAAAGCAGATTGCTTTTGCCCGCTTCACCTTCTCAGAGGCTGACTCTGACCGCCAACTCCAAGGAGTTCGAGTACTTGTGCTCTATGGGCCTACTGATGCTGGGAAGACGTACTCTGCTATTAACTTCATAGCGGGTAACAAGGACTACTACATCTGCGAGAGCCCTTCCCACCCTAACTCCAAGGTCTGGTTCGATGGCTACGAGTGTCAGAAGGTCCTTATCTTCGATGACTTCGAGGGTTCTTTCTGCGCCTACCGCTATCTCTTGCGGCTGTTGGACAAGTACAAGTTGAAGGTGGAGTACAAGGGCGGGCACGCTTGGGCTGTCTGGACCACTGTAGTGATCACGTCCAACGTTCATCCCTCTGGCTGGTACTCTGGGGTGGACTTGGCTCCTTTGCGGCGCAGGATACACGAAATTCGGCTGTGCGAGCAGCAGGGCACGTACAAGAAGGTGGACTTCCAAGAACACCTTCTTGATGAGGACTACGTTCAGTTTCAAGCAGATCAAGTAGCGGACTCTCAACCTACTCCTTATGTACCTCATCAGAATGACCTACTCGGCTCACAACAACTTGGTGTTACATTTAATGATGAATAAAAAATTTAAAGTCCACATAAATATTTGTGTAAAGGCCGAGTAGATGTGTAAAGTATTAAACTCCATACAGCGCCTGCGGCCCACACGAGCGGGGTCGGCGTGAGCCGATCCCCGCAACTGATTCACTGGGCTTTAATGTTACCGAGTCCTGGGGCAGCGGAGCGGAGCCTGGCCAGGCGGAGCGCAGCGTGGGCCCCCAGGACAACAGACAATGTAAAGGTCGAGAGACAGGATTAGGGAGTTGCAACTGTGTGGGTTCGGCCTGTTGCAACTGCGTGCTGGAACGAAGTGGGGGGCATAGTATTACCCCCCACTTCGTTCCAAGCACTTTGTACCAGTATGGGACAGACTCATATGGTGTCCTTTCATGTATGAAGGGACACAGCAAGAGCTATTAATAGCACTTGCGGTTGAGTCTGACATCACGTTACTCAACAAAGTGTTGTTGATACGTGAAGGTGTGTGCGGGTTGGTAGTAGACACTCACGCATGCGTAGATGGCTACTACTACGACTGCTAGGTCAAAGCGCGCTTACTCTACGATTGGAGGCATTGTTGCTGCTGCTGAGGCACAGCGCAAGCGTTCTGCGAGGGCTCGTACTAGGCGCCTTAACTATCAAGACGCTATGGGTGCGCTACCATATCAGCGGCAGAACAGGATATATGGACGCCCATCTGCCGCCGTCTCGGAGGTGAAGTCTTTTGATGTGGTAGTGGCTGCTGCGAATATGGTAGCCGCTGCTGCTGTTGCAGGCACTGAGCCAGCTGCTGCTTACACGGGTATGACGGAGATAAACTGTATGCAGCAAGGCGCTACAGTAGCTCAGCGGATAGGCAACAAGGTGGTGATCAAGAGCGTACAGGCAGTGGTAGAGTTTTCTTCTGGCGCTGCTGCTGCTGTGGCTGGCATACGTGCCTTGCTGGTGTATGATAAGCAACCGAATGGTGCTTTTCCAGCTTTAGCAGATATTCTTTTGGACCAACCAGCGGGCACGGGCATGGCTCTGAGCAGCATAAACATTGCCAACAAGAGCCGGTTCCAGTTCATCCGTGACCAGTACGCGTGCATAGACCCGGGTGTGGGCCAGGAGTTCATCATGAAGATCTACTGCAAGGGGCGCTGGGAGGTGGAGTTTGGCTCTAACACGAATACTGTTGGGGATATCAAGACGGGCGCCATCTACTTGATCATGTTCTACACGCGTTTTGGCACGAGTGCTCCTGCTTTGAGCCTGTGTCACACTCGTGTGCGCTACTTCGATTAGAAGTAGCTTGTATTATCCCACAATGTTGTTGCCAGCTTTTTTCCTTGTTGAATAAAAGGTTTTTGCTTGCATTTTGTGTTGGGTGGAGTTCTAGGTCACAAATGAGCATTTAACTTGTTCGCAAGCTGTAGCGCAATTGTCTACGACTACAGTGGTGTTACGTAAACGCCGCGCGTTTGTGATCTGGGCTCCACTCACTTTTTGGCGCGCTTTTTGCCCGGGGCCCGAAATAGCGTATATTGATCTAAAATTAGTTGCTCTAAATTTAGTGCTGATGCAATTGAACGTGATGTCAGCGATTGCGTCATGGTCAATGCGTTGACCCGTTGACCAACTGTGCTTAAATGTTTGAAAAAAAAAATAAATTCATTATTTTTAAATTCGAACGGGCACAGTGCATCTACGATTTTGAAGAGACACTAGCAACTGCAAGTGCGTTACGTCATGCCGAAATTTCGATGAACGGCCACAGTGCATGTTAGTTACATTAATTGATATTAGGTACATGGCTGAACAAGCTGCAAGAGTGCGCAACTGGTGCTTCACGTGGAACGCGGATGTGGATACTATGCAGGATTTTGCTTGGTCTGATGTAGGCGCTGCTTGCCCATGCGCTAGCTGGCCTGAGGCTGAGTCTAAGATCGCCTACTTAGTCTGCCAAGTTGAACGGGCACCTGAGACTGGCCATGTCCACGTTCAGGGCTACATCCAGTTCAAGAGCCAGATGCGCATGGCCGCCCTCAATAAACTCTGTTATGCTGCCCACTGGGAGCCTCGCTTTGGGACTCATGAACAGGCGAGGGCGTACTGCATGAAGGAGGAGAGCCGTATTCAAGGACCCTGGGAACTAGGCGAGCAACTAGGAGGGCAGGGCAAGCGGAACGACTTGGAGGCGATAGTCAAGCTGGTTAAGGCGAAGCGTACCAACTTGGAGATCTTTGACGAGGTAGGGGCCTCTACCGCTCGTTGGGGAAAGCAGATTGCTTTTGCCCGCTTCACCTTCTCAGAGGCTGACT